GACATCGACTAGTTCGCTCCCGAGCTAGTCGAGTAGTAGAAGGGAAGAGCTAATGCCAGCAATTATTACAGCGTCACAGCTGCGATCCGTCCTAGGCGTTAGCTCTTCTCTCTATTCGGACTCTTATCTCGATGACATCATCGACACAGCCGAGCAAGCGATTCTCCCTTTACTTATTCAGAACTCGACCGCTGTCGTCGAATACGTCTTAGACGATAACGTAGCTACGTTCTACACTCGCCGCGTTCACACTTTCGTCGTCGGACAGTCGATCGTCGTAACTGGTCTTCCAGCTCCATTCACAGCGACTCACACAGTGACAGCAATTACAGAGACTTCATTCTCGGCCGCTCTTACATCTTCGGACGTAACACGTCGCCAGATTATTCCTAACGGAATAGCAACTCTTAGCGGCTATTCAGCTGCAACTCTTTACGTCGGAAACTCTTCCATCGAGTCTGCGATCTACGCGGTATCTATTGAAGTCTTCCAGTCTCGTACAGCCGCGGGCGGGCAGATCGAGGGCGTCGACTTTACAGCGACTCCGTATCGAATGGGCCGATCATTACTAAATCGAGTTATCGGGCTTCTCGGTAATTACATCGACGTCGAGACTATGGTCGGATAATGCCAGCCAGCTCGATTCTTTCAAGCGTTCGTAATCCGTTAAAGACCGCCATCGCAGGAGTAGCGGCTAACGTCTACGACTCAGTTCCAGAAGCTCCCATCGTTCCATTCGCAGCGATCACTCCGAACGCGCCTTACTTACAGCCCAGCTTCTTAGGTAAAGGGAACGTAAAAGTAAAAGTTAATTTAGTTATGACCGTAGGAGTAGCGGTTTACGATAATCAGAGCGCACTCGATAACATCGAACAGCTCGCTATTAGCATTCTGGCGGCTATTCCGTCAGGGTACGAAGTCGGAGACGTATCGAATCCGATTAACGTCACAGTAGGAGCTTCGGAGATTCTCGCCTTAGAGATTCAACTAGCCACCTATTACACTCAAACTAACTAAGGAGAAACAATGGCCACGACCGTCATTACTGGACGCGATCTCGCTATGACGATCGCGACTAAGAACTACGACGAACAGGCGACAAGTGCAACACTTTCAGCCGACGTCACTATCGAAACTTACGACACGCTTTACTCTAAAGCTTATAAGTCGATCGACTCACAATGGACGTTCGACGTCGAAATGCTAGCCGATTGGGGCGCAGCAGATTCACTCTGCGAAGCTCTATGGACAGCAGCAGAGACAGCTCCTAACACGACTCTAGCGGTATCGCTAACAGCTGTTACAGGCGCAGTCTTCGCGTTCAACGTTCTACCAATCTTTCCAAGCGTGGGCGGAACATCGCCAGACGCTCAGACTGTTAGCATGAGCTTTACAGTCGTAGGAACACCTACAGAGACATTCAGTTAAGAATAAGAATCGGGAGCAAACATGAAAATAGAACTAGAAGTCACTTATTTATCTGGAGAAGTCGCTACTTACATAGCAGCTAACCCAGAATGGGTTAAGTGGGAACGAAAGTTCAACGCAACAATTAACGAAGCAGATTCTAAACTAGGACTCGAAGGGCTTAACTTCTTGGCTTATCACGCTATGAAGCGCGAAGCAGCTGGGAACACTGTTAAGCCTTTCGAGATCTGGGTAGAGACTGTCGAAGGGATTACGAGTAAGAAGTCAGACCCAAAAGCTGGCCCGTCGGAAGCCTAAATCGAACTCTTATAGAGTTAGCGATCGCTACTCGGATTCCGATGAGCGAATGGCAGACGGCGGAAGACATTCTTACAGCGATCGAGATACTGGAGAGGCAGAATGGCAGACACTAAGGGCCGCGGTACTTATGCCATTACTGTCGATCCGTACGAGTTTAAGAATCTTCTCGGGCTTCTGGGATCATTCCCTGCCGAGTATCAGCAGCTCGTAAGAGATCGCGCGCAGCCTTTATCTCAGCGTCTAGCGGGTCAACTTATGATGAGCGGCTTATCCGCTCCAGCTCCACAGACTAAGTTAGTAGTCCAGACGATTAAGACTCCACGCGATCGTCTAGTTCGTGTTGACATCGGCGGCCCTAAAAAGGTCGGTCGTCCTTATGGTGGAGAAGCTTCTAAGAGTGGCAAGGGCGCGAAAGTTCGCCGACAAGCTGCGCCCGCTGGCGCGCTGTTATGGGGAACGGAGTTCGGATCTCATGGCGGTATTGACTCAATCGGTAGAACATTTACTAACCGCTTTAAGACATCTTATAACAAGCGAGGCTACTGGATCGCTCCAGCGGTAGACTTCTACGTTCCAGTCGTAGCGCGAGAATACGCGCTTATGGTGCAGCAGATCGCTAACGAATTGAGGTTAAAGTAATGGCGGGCATTCCGAAGATTAAGATTACTTTCGACGCCGACTTCGACGAGTTAAAGAAGGGCGTTAAGGGCGCGCAGAATGAAGTAGAAGGCTTCGGGACTAAAGTAGGCGATTTCGCTAAGAAGGCAGGAGCGGCGTTCGCTATTGCAGGAGCGGCAGCTGCGGCTTATGCTGGAAAGCTTCTCGTCGATGGCGTTAAGTCTGCGATCGAGGACGAAGCGGCTCAGGCTAAGTTAGCGACTACCTTACAGAACGTTACAGGCGCAACAGAAGCCCAGATAAAGGCTACAGAAGATTACATAACCCAGACCGCGCTGGCTAACGGAATTACAGACGACGTTCTTCGTCCGAGTCTGGATCGGTTAGTCAGAAGTACCAAGAACGTCGAAGAAGCCCAGAAACTACAGACTCTAGCTCTGGACATCGCAGCGGGTACAGGTAAAGATCTAAAGACTGTCTCGGAAGCTCTCGGTAAAGCCTACGACGGTAATCTAGGGGCGTTAAAGAAGCTTGGTGTCGGAATCGACGAGAGCATAATCAAGTCTAAGAACTTCGACGCTGCGGCGGCGGCTCTGGCGTCTACTTTCGAGGGACAAGCTTCTAAGCAAGCCGAAACCTTTCAAGGCAAGATGGCGCGCCTTACTGTTGCATTCGATGAAGCGAAAGAGACAGTAGGTTCTTACGTCCTAGACGCTATTACTCCGCTTATCTCTAGCTTCGTAGATAAGGGCATTCCAGCGGTGCAGGACTTCGCTAAAAATCTTGGCGAGACGCTGGGGCCAGCGTTCTCGTCCATTTTTAAGTTCATTCGTGACGAGCTTCTACCTATCTTGGTTAAGTGGTGGGGCTTCCTTTACGATGAAGTTATTCCAGCGATCGGTAAAGTCGTCGGCCCAGTTCTCGAAGGACTAAAGAACGCATTCGACAAGATTAAGAAGGCGATTACGGATAACTCGACAGAGCTAGAGCCATTCTATGGATTCCTTAAAACTCTCTGGACATTTATTAGCGAGAAGCTCGCTCCGCTTCTGGGCGGTACGTTCAAGCTAGCCTTAGAAGGTATTGCGACGGTGGTCGCTATCTTGGTTACTGGATTCTCCAAGCTTGTTAACTTTATCGGCCAGACAATCGACAAAATTAAAGCATTCATTAAATTAGTTACCGATAACCCAGTAACTCGCTTCTTCTTCGATGGCGGCGGCGATAACTCTAAGAGCTTAAAGGTAAGCGGATCATTCGCTCCAGAAACTCCAATAACGAGCTTCGATACTAGCCCAGTCTCTTCGGGATTTATTTCGCCAGCTACAGGAGCCGACATCGGTGGCTATTCTCCAGCCATGCAAGCGGCGATTCTACGACGTGAAGAGTTAAAGGCAGAGACGGCCAGACTTCGAGCAGAGCGAGAAGCTAACGCAGCCGCTCGCGCTAACGTAACCGTTAACATGGGCGTCGTAGGTGACCCAGAATCGGCAGCTCGGACGATTATCGACGTACTTAACAAGTCCCAAGCCCGCGGCACTGGCGGAGCAGGGTTACTAATCGCATGACCTTATGGACTCCAGTCTGGAGCGTTCTCATCGACGGAACGGAGTATAAGAACGTAACTCTGGCGAATCTCACTATCGAATCTGGTCGACGTGACATCTATCAGCAAGCGGTAGCGGGTTACTGTAATTTATCTATTCTTAACATTGACGATGAAGCTATAAACGTAAGCATTAACTCGGGAATTACGGTCTATGTCCAGAACTCCACAGCTACGCCAGTGGCCATCTTCGGCGGCAGCGTTACGGACATCGTGACGACTATCGAGCGTTCTGGAACTGGCGGTCTCGTTCAGAGCGTTAATCTTACAGCTTTAGGCGCACTTTCACGTCTTCCGAAAGTTCTTACAGACGGTGTTCTGTCTAAAGATTACGACGGAGATCAGATCGCCGCAATCCTTAACGGCATTCTTTACGGAGCTTGGAATGAAGTTCCAGCCGCTCTTACTTGGGCAACTTATGATCCGACTACGACATGGGCTAACGCGGAAAATAGCGGCGTCGGCGAAATCGACGTCCCCGGGAATTATGAACTCGCAGCTAGATCTAGCAGTGTTACAGACGCTTATTCTTTAGTAGCAGCTTTAGCTACTTCTGGACTAGGAACGATCTACGAAGACGCACAGGGACGAATAGGGTACGCCGACAGTACTCATCGAGGAACTTATCTCGCGACAAACGGCTACGTCGATCTTTCAGCGAACGAAGCTTATTCGGGCGGTCTACAGAGTTCGACTCGATCTGGCGACGTGCGTAACATTGTCACAATCACTTACCACAATGGCGGACAAGTTACAGACGATGAGCCAGCGTCAATCGCTACTTATGGAGCTTTAGCTCAAAACATAACGACGACGTTGGAGAATGCTGGAGACGCTACTACTCAGGCCGCGTTCTATCTAGCTCTTCGCGCCTATCCACGCGCCAACTTCGACTCGATTCGCTATCCGCTGGGAAGTCCTAACGTGAGCGACGCAGATCGAGACGCGCTTATAGGCGTGTTCATGGGAATGCCAGTAAACATCGCAGACTTACCCGCGAACATGGGATCTAACTTTCAAGGATTCGTAGAAGGCTGGAGATTCTCAGCTGGTTATAACTCTCTGGCTGTCGATCTTTACATCACGCCAGTATCTTATTCGCTCGACGCGTTCCGCTGGAACGACGTGCCAGCTTCCGAAACATGGAACACAATTAGCCCTACACTAGACTGGTTAAACGCGACAGTAGTCGCATAAAGGAGCAGACATGGCAACGACGACGCCTAACTTCGGCTGGAGTGTTCCTACTTCGACCGACTTGGTAAAAGACGGCGCGACAGCGATCGAGACACTTGGCGACGCTATCGACGCTTCTCTGGTAGATCTAAAAGGTGGAACTACTGGACAGGTTCTAAAGAAAAACTCAAACACAGACATGGACTTCGTCTGGGGAACAGATAGCGCGGGCATGACTAACCCGATGACTACTACTGGCGACATTATTTACTCTTCGAGCGGATCTACTCCAGCTCGTCTTGGAATCGGAACGACTGGCCAAGTCTTAAACGTTACAGCGGGCGTTCCAGCATGGACAACTATCGCTACTGGTGGCTCTTGGTCGCAGGCGGCTACAGGTTCATTGACAGGTTCTAGCGTTACGATTTCAAGTTTAACTGGCAAACAATACTACGTCGCTTGCATTGGCTGGTCGCATACTGCTTCTTCCGAGTACATAATGCTTCGATTAAACGGAGATAGCGGAACAAATTATCGGAGAACAGATTCGGATTCAGCAGTCTCAGAAATCTATCCCGCGGGTTCTGTAACTGTTTCGGGCGCGTCGACTCGTAGCATCGGCTTTCATGTCGACATGACAGACACATCTATGGCGGGTAAGCCTATAACTTCCGTAACACCGCAAGGAAATGTCTCTGGCGGCTGGTACATGTCCGCAAGTGCGATAACTTCTATTACTATCCTTACTTCTGGCGGTACTTTCGACGCTGGAACTTATTACGTCTGGAGCTTCGCATAATGCCTATAATCACATTACATAACGCCGAAACAGGCGAAATCGAAACTCGCGAGATGAACGCGGCAGAATTAAAACAGTACGAAAAAGATAAAAAAGCCGCAGAAGATAAAGCCAACGCAGAAGCAATTAAAGCGGCCGAAAAGGCTGCTCTCTTAGCTAAGCTTGGAATCTCAGAAGACGAAGCGAAGCTACTTCTCTCATGACTTATCCAATCGGAACAGCTGCGGCAGTAGTCGAAGTAGCACTTAAAGAAGTAGGCTACGTCGAAGAGCCAGAGAACATTACGAAGTTCGGAAAGTTCACTAAGGCCGACGGTCTACCTTGGTGCGGATCTTTCGTTAACTGGTGCTTTCATGAAGCGGGCGTAAAGCTTCCGTCTATGGTCTCAACAGCTGCGGGAGCGCATAAGCTTAAAGAAGTAAGCCGCTGGGTAGAGACAGAGCCTAAAATCGGCGATCTTGCATTCATGGACTTTCCACATGACGGCGTCGATCGTATCTCGCACATCGGAATCGTCGTCGGCGTTAAGGCGAAGTCAGTAATTACCATTGAGGGAAACACTTCGGGAACTGGCGATCAGCGTAACGGCGGAATGGTTATGGTTAAAGAGCGCGCATTCGGGAGCGGTAAAGAAGTCGTAGGGTTCGGACGTCCTAAGTTCGTGGCTTACGCTGGCGACTATCCAGTCGTCGAAGTTCCTACCGAATCGGCAGCGAAGCCGAAGATCAAGGAGAAGAAGAATGGAAAACTTAAAGGCATTAGCGGCAAGCTGGGCGCGTAGCTTCTTAGCTGCGTCTATAGCTGTCTACATGGCGGGAGTGACAGATCCTAAAGCGATTCTTACAGCTGGCGCGGCCGCTGTTCTACCTGTCGTTCTACGCTGGCTTAATCCTAAAGATTCAGCTTTCGGGTTATCGGGGAAGTGAC